GGTAAACGATACAAAATGAGCAAAGGCTCATCAAAACGAAAATTCAAAAAAAATACAGGTGTTAATAAAATGAACACTAAACCCCGTCCAATGCGTGGCGGAACACGACTATAAATGAATGTCGTGCTTTCATCCTTTAACGGCCTATAAAGATACACAAGGCCAGATTCGCTTTGATGAAAAAAACAACGGAGACCCACTCAAGTTACCATGTGGACAATGTATTGGATGCAGACTTGAACGATCCCGACAATGGGCAATGCGAATCACTCACGAAGCAAGTCTCCACCAGGATAACTGCTTTATTACACTCACTTATAACGACGAAAATATCCCGCTTGATGGCAGTCTTAAAAAAAGCGATTTCGTCAAATTTATGAAGGACTTACGGTATCACTGTGATAAATACAATAAAAAAATCAAGTTCTATATGTGCGGAGAATACGGCGATAACACCAACCGACCCCATTACCACGCTATTATATTCGGATTCAACTTCGGAGATTGGGTCCATCTATTCGACTCTCCTAGCGGTGAGCCTATATACACAAGCCCAACACTCGAAAAGATATGGAAAAAAGGATTCGTAACTATAGGCACAGTATCATTCGAATCAGCAGGCTATGTAGCCAGGTACTGCATGAAAAAACTAAACGGCCTACTAAAAGAGCAAATAAACAAGGAAACAGGTCTAAAACCGTATGAAAGAATACATCCGTATACTGGTGAGATCATTGAGGTTGTGCCAGAGTATTCCACTATGTCTCGTGGTGGTACTAACGGTCGTGGTATTGCTTACGATTGGTTTACACGATTTCGTGGAGATTGCTATCCAAAGGACTTCACAACAATTAGAGGAATGCGAATGCAGCCCCCTAAATACTACGATGAACAATTACGACAAGTCGATCCTGATATGCACGATGACATAAAAGCAGGAAGATCACTATCAATGAATATCATGCAAATAGAGAATAAGGGCCCAGCTCTATCAGCACGTGAAACAGTAAAGAAGGCCCAATTTAATCAACTCAAAAGGAGTCTATAATGTTCTTAAACCTATATTCAATTTACGATAATGTCGCAGAAGTATTCAATAAACCTTTTTCTGACATCAATGACGCATCAGCAATACGCGCATTCTCACAATCAGTAGAAGATAATAAAAACAAAGACGATTACACCCTTTATCATATTGGTGGATTCGACGATAATTCAGGCTCAATTACAGCCGATAAAAACCCTAAAAAACTACGTACAGGATTCGAGATCAAGACAAATAATGTCACCTCTATATCACAACAACAACAGATAGATGATCTAGCATACGAAGCACTAAAAAAACAAAGCGGTATCTAACTTATAAGGCCGGGGGTTACTCCCCGGCTCATTTATTAGAGGAAAAAAAATGCAATCAGTAATGACTCACAACTTTAGCCAGGCACCTTCAATACAGGCACCTCGATCTCAATTCGACCGTTCACATGGCCACAAATTCACAATGGACGCCGGCTGGCTCGTTCCCTTCTATTGGGACGATGTACTACCAGGTGACACATTCAATTTAAATACAACGGCGTTCGCACGATTAGCTACACCACTATTCCCAATAATGGACAATATGTTCATAGATACTCATTTCTTCTTCGTGCCTACACGCTTGGTATGGGAAAACAGTAGAAAATTCTTTGGTGAACAAACAGACCCAGGTGATTCTATAGATTTCCAGATACCAGTAGATGTGTCAGCTACAACAAGTGCAGGAGACGCAAATCTTACAACAGCCGGTGGTCGCTATGCAGCTTTAATAAATTATTTAGGTGTACCAGATGGTGTAAGCGGAAATGACGTAGGTATATCAGCACTTCCTGCAAGGTCTTATAATCTTATTTACAATGAATGGTTCCGCGATCAAAATTTAATAGACTCTTTAGTGGTAACAACGGACGATGGCCCTGATACTTATGTTACTGATGAATACGGTTTAAGGCGCCGCGGCAAAAGACACGATTATTTCACATCAGCATTACCCTGGCCACAAAAAGGCGATGCCGTAAATTTACCTTTATCATCTGATGCACCTATCACTGGTATAGGTTTTAATAGTCAAAGTCTGAACACTGGTCCAGTAACGTCACATGAAACAGGTGGTAACGATGTTAGCTATCCCTATTATCATAATATAGACGGTACAACTATGTACGCGTTAGGCGATGCAGCAACAGGTGCATATCCAGAAATATATGCTGATTTATCAGCAGCAACAGCAACAACAATAAACGACTTGCGTGAAGCATTCCAGGTACAAAAACTACTAGAACGCGATGCACGAGGAGGTACAAGATATAGTGAACTGGTACGAAATCACTTTGGTGTTAATTTCTATGACGTTAGCTATCGCCCTGAATATCTCGGTGGCGGTTCTTCTCCTATTAATATCTCTCCCATAACACAGCAAGCTGGTACTACAGACGGCTCAGCAACTGGTGTGGGCGACCTAGCAGCTATCGGCACGGCATCCGTAACAGGACATGGTTTCTCTAAATCATTCGTAGAACATGGTATCGTCATGGGTATAATGTCTGTACGTGCAGACTTAACTTACCAAAAAGGTCTAAGACGTGAACTATCTAAATCTACTCGATACGATATGTATTGGCCATCACTCGCACATCTTGGTGAACAAGAAATTCTTAATAAGGAAATATACTGCGACGGATCAGCGAACGATGAACTCGTTTTCGGCTATCAAGAACGCTACGCCGAGTATAGATATAAGCCTTCGCAAATTAGCGGCTTATTCCAATCAGACGCAACAGGATCACTTGATGCATGGCACTTATCACAAGACTTTGCATCACTCCCAACTTTAGGAGAAACCTTCATCCAGGAAGATCCACCAATTGATAGATGTATACAGGTATCATCAGAACCACACTTCATTGTAGATACTTATATAAACCTTAAATGTGCTCGTCCTATGCCAACCTTTGGTGTACCTGGCATGATAGATCACTTCTAATGAGTATCTTAGACTTATCATTCCCGGGTGCTGGTAAATTAAATGACCTATGGGACGATTTCTCAGGCGTAACACAAGTCGAAGAAACGAACCAGGCGAATAAGGATATCGCCTCAGCTCGTAATGTATATGAAGCAGAAGAAGCAGCAAAAGCGCGTGAATTCTCACAGTCGGAGGCATGGAAAAATAGAGCATTCCAAAAAGCAGAGATACAAAAACAGTTAGGCTTTCAGGAACGAATGTCAAATTCAGCCGTATCACGCAGGATGGCAGACTTAAAAGCGTCAGGAATAAATCCTATATTAGCAGGTAAATTCGATGCATCATCTCCAGCAGGCGCAGCAGCAGCAGGATCAATAGGAGCAACAGCAAAAGCAAACTCTGCAGGCGCAACAATGCAGCCTAAACCATCAGGAGCACAACAAGTTTCTTCTGCAATAGGAATAGCGAAACAATTTGCAGACCTCAATAAAACAGTAGCAGATACAAAGTCGGTAAATCAGAATATAAATATAAAACAACCTGGTTCTACATTTGCAACAGATATGGATAAAGTATATAAAGGATTCAAAGAGGTTGCAGTAGATATGGCACCAAAAATAGGTGCTAACTTAACCAGTTCAGCAAATCAACTTAAACGTATGACCGAAGGTGCATACAATAAATCAAAAGAAACATTTAATAAATTATTCAGCCCTACGCCACAAGGTCAGGCATTCAATCTTAATACAACATTAGATCAATACAAATAGGTGATATATGTCATTTTATAAAACAAACGAAAAAGGCGAAGTAATCCGCAAACGTGTACAACTTACAATACCAGAGGATGAGGTAATTAGAGTCGAACAATCACATAAAGACGAAGTAAATATAAATAATATCGTCAAACGTCATGGAATAGATTTAATCGCTAAAACTGCAGCCCTGCAACAATTCAAATATGACGATAATCCCAACAACGACTTCCAGGAAACAATGAACATGATCCTTAAAGCTAAGGATTCATTCTCCAGCGTACCATCAGAGATACGCAAACAATTCGATAACGATCCCGCCAAATTCATGGATTTCATCCATAATGGCGATAATCAACAACAACTAATAGATTGGGGCCTGGCAAAAGCCCCAGAAACACCACAACCCGTAGAGGTTGTGGTAACAAATCAGCCAGAGACTCCCCCGCCTACCGGCGAGGCTGGCTAATACTAAGGCTCCTTCGGGAGCCTTTTTAATAACATTAAACTAAAAATAACAAATAAGCCG